TCATAGCATCCCTTGGATGCTCGAAAATTTTTAGAAGCCCTTTCTCATGTTTAAAGAATCCCTCCTCTCTAACATCGAGGCGCTCAATCGGGGAATAACACTCAATGGCTGCTTCGTCTACATATCTTGGCTCAACAAATAAACGTCCGGTGGTGAGGAACGCTTCTTGCGGGGTAGAGGGATATTCTTGCCTAAACAAATCTTCTGAGCCTAGGTCCTGTATTTTTAAACGGCGATAGTATATTTGCTCCTCATCTAAATCATGCAACTCTGCAAGATGTTCTTCTTGCTCGGTCATCTCAAAATATTTATCAACCTTGCGGCGGTAATCCGGCATCATGAACCAAGGTATAAAGCACAACGCCCACTCGCCTTCACCCCGGAGCGCTCGCATGCATGCTTCGTAAAACCATCCGCCAGCTCCATTCGCGGTGGACTCAAGCATAATCTCAGACTCAAGCTCTGGAACTGTTTGCAAAAGTCCCGGTATCAAATCACTGTTTGGATAAAAGGCTACCTCTGATCCATGCAAGTAGTTTGTTGTCCAACCACGTCCGACCTCTCCTGTACGCGCTGTTGCTATCCTCCAACGTGATCCGTGAGTAAAAGCTAACGATGTGGTAGTAGATTCTTTTAGTTCTGGTTTAACTAAAGGGTGCGGTAAATTATCATAGAAGTTTCTTACCATTCCAAAGATCGCTTTGGTCGAATCTGTGAGGTGAGATATTACTACCGCGTTTTGATTTTTTTTAGTAACTGTCTTCCAAAATCCACGCGCCTGACAATAGGTCGATATACCCGTCTGACGAGACTTTAAGATGAGCATTCTCACCCTGCCATGATGAGCATATTGCTCATTAATCATCTTGTCTAAAGTTTGCTGCGCTTCGTTAAAAATTAACGGTCTAGATTTACCCTGCTTATCTATGATGTTTAAGCAGTTCTTCGCATAAACGGTGAGATTCGTTTTAAATGCTTCTATAATTTTTTTGGTTTCTATTTTTTCCATTTAAAAATCTCAAAAAACAGCCCCCCCCTATGGTCCCTTGGGGGTATATATGTATATAGGGTACCCTGTCCAGCACTCCCCGCCCCTTTAACAGTGCGGGTTTGCGCGCATTGGGTCCTTTTTAATGATGGTCCTTATTAAAGCCACTCACCTCTTTTAGGTGATTCTCTTTTTCATCAAGATCAACTGTTTCAAACCAGCTTTCCTTCATAGATAGCTCGACCTTTTGGTTGGTGTCCAGCATATTATAGAAACGCATTAGAAGCTCGAGAGCCTTTACTCTAGAGCCTGCGGTTGCACCATGAACATCACCCAGCGCTTCTTCTTTCAGCCTGTCTATTAAAGCGTCATGGTCCTGTAAGTGCCTTTCTTTGGACTCTGCTAGTTCAAATGCAAGCATTTTTTGAACCTCATCATCATTCATGAGTCTGTACCCTTGATTGTATGCAGACTTCTCTGAATATCCGCAGCGTTTTGCAGCCTCAGTCGCGTTCTTTGTTGTCAAATAATGCTGAACAAATTCAGCCTTCCTTTGACTATAAGTTTTGTCTTTCAACATAGTCTTTCTCCTAGTTATTCTTAGCTACAAGTTTACACCATTTCAGGAACTCATTCATGCTATGAGTGTGCTTCATTATGTTCACCGCAAAGCATACAAGCTGGATGTTTTCAGGAGCGTATGGTCCGTCATTATCTATGCGATCAATGGAGATGTTTGCCATCGTCTTCTCACGCTTTCCTTTGCCATCCTTTATGTATGTCATCTTCTGACCAGTAATAGCACATAGTCCATTCTGTCTATCGTAGATAGCATAGAGGTCTTCCCTTGTTATCTTGAATGAGTGTGTCTGTCTTCTGCTATACCCTATATGAGAGAAGAGGTGAGATAGGTAAGAATATGGAGTGGCGCTGATCCTTTTTCTTTTCCCCGCGGAACGGCACCGGCGACATATATTGAGTCGCTGACCCTTGCTTGTTTCAAAGCGCGATTCGTCTTTTGTTTTATTGCACCTAGTGCAAGTCTTATTCAGACCAATCGTAGGGAGTTTTGTCCTCGATTGTGAGCTCAAAGTTACTGGTTTCCTTTAGGGTTTCCCTTAATCGTTCCATTGCTTTTCTACTACTGCTTACGGCTGGCTTTCCTGCCATGATTGATTCACCTACCAACAGGCATCCTTCTGAGTCTTTCTCAGGGAAGTTACCAGCATGAAATAGGATGTATGTTCTGTTGGGCACGTTCTCTATTATGAATGTCTCACCAAACTTTTGAGAGGCATATCCCTTACATGTATATGTGCCATTTGGGATGCAGGAGATGTTCTTTTTATTTCCCCGCCAAGGGCGCTCAGCAACATAGAATTCTTGGTCTCCTACGGTGAGCTTTCCAAGCGTTGCTTCAGGGTGATATGCGAATCTTTCTAGTAATGCTTTCATGACTGAATTGTCGCATATTTTGAGGGTTTTTAACAGCCAATTCATATTTCTACAAAATGGCTGGAGCCCTTTTAAATACTGAATATTTGGTGTCGATTTTAGTGAATTACTTCCATAGATTCATTCCGCCAAGAGCCAAAGCAATAATGACAAAAACTGCACGCTCTCCCCACGTTCTATAAACACTGTTGGTGCTCACCGTTTCTTCCAGCTTCCTGAGTCTTTGTTCGTGATCTGTAAGATCATGCTTTTGATTGATCATCCTCTCTTCTATCCTTGGCAGAATATTTACCGCAGACACAACCTCATCCATTTTCTTTTCAAGGTTATCTAATCGCATTTTAAGTTCCTGTAATTCCATGTCATTCAATTGTGTTGGGATCATCAAAAGATACTATGAGGATCATTTCATCTCAATAGCCTTAAAAAATTATTTTAATTATTTTTACGAAATTGCTTGACCACAACATATAGTGGTGGCATATTTAGAGGCATGAAGACATTGTTTACACCCATTACACGCTTAGGAGGCACTACTATGGATACAAAAAACATGATTAAACCGGCAGACAAGGGGCTATTCACACCAGCTCAAAAAGTGGCTTACAAATTCAAAGGAAGCTTTAAGCCATCTCAAAAAGTTGCACCAGTCGTTGGAGATAAGATTGAATATTTCTTCAAGGGTGACGAATACAACGAGCCATGCCACGATTGCATGACCGTCAAACTCCTCAAGGATTTATCTGAGGGAGAATTTTTCAAAACCACTCCGGCTGATCACAATAAAAATGTGATGGTTCGCGGTGAGTTTGATAGGAGCCAAGGCAAGTATTTTGCTGAGGGTTATTTTAACGGCAAGGAGACTTGCCTCAACGGAAACAAAGTAGTCTTCACTGACTTCATTTGTTAATTTTATTTTACTTAGGAGGTAAATATGAACTTTCCATTATCTAAAATCAAAGGGGGTAGATCATGCGACTACTCTTACAGAGGAATCAAAGTGCAGGTGGTTAGACACTACAGCTTTAACTGCGATTATGTGCGCTCATCTTCTTATGATGTTCCCAGCATGGCTATCTTTGCATCAAGTCCAAAGGAACTTAAAAGACGCATTGATGCAAAACTGAATCAGGTTAAAGATATCCGTATCGATGAGCAAGACAGCCTGATTCTTTGGAGAGCGCTTGAGGCTTATCGCAACAAGATCACCAGCGGTGGTGAAGATGCCATTGAGTCACACTACGCTCCTGCTAGCCTGCTTCTTGCCAAGGTGATGCATGCATCATGTGATATTGCTGACACCCTTGAGGAGGGTGAGACTGTACAGACCATCTATGATGGATTGATGGACGGGACTTCTTAATTTTCCCCGCCAGCGCAAGCTCCTTAATTGGGGCTTTCACTGGTAGAAACACATTATTTTACTTAGGAGGTAAAAATGGAAAAGAAAGAAAAACTAGCGAACCAACTGGTAGCTTTTATTGAGGGTCGTATGAAAAAAGATATTGCTGAGCAATATGTCAGGGTGGAAAAATTTACAACTGATGCTGGTCACATTTTAGTGAGAAGCATTGAGATTGGTAAAAGGATTCACCCAACAGATAACGATAGATTCAACTTTGACTTTGATGAGTCCACAATGACATCAAGTGTTACAGAAAAATCTACCGGCAAAAAAGCACACCCAAGGAGCTTAAGCAAATGGTTCAGCGAGCAGGTTGTAATTCCCAAGGAAGAGATCAAGAGATGGGATGTGACCACTTGGTTTTGTGTTGGGCACCATGAGGAGGAATCAGATCATCCCTTCATTAGCATTGAGGGTACTGCCTCAGACAGCCTGCTAAATGAATATGAGAGCGCGGGCTTCACAGCTGATTTCGACAAACTAATAGACAGACTCAATTATGAGCCTGAGTGTTCTGTCTTATTTCAGTGCTATGGCTGATTAGCACACCGCGAACAATGCCTCCTTCACTGGGGGCTTTCGCAGTATAAACAAACCATTAATTTTACTTAGGAGGTAAATATGGAAAACACACTAAAACTAATCGTCAAGAACGTATACGGCAACGAGCTTGTATACCCTGCTTGCAACACGTCAGAGCTCTTGGCTGTCTTTAAGGGCACCAAGACTTTCAACGATGCTGATCTCAACAGACTTCAGATGATGGGCTACAAGTTTGACTGGGTAGCTACTACAAGGAGGTTTGGATAATGGACTTAATAGAAAAGCTAGAAAATGATCTTGTTAAAAACGAAATCATGGATCGTGATGATATGGAGCAACTGTGGCAGATATGCCATCAAAGAGCTTCAAATCCAGTAGGTGATTACAACTCCATCATTAGGGGCAAATGGATCAGCGAGCTCCACAAGACCGGCACCACGTTTCCTTGGATCAATAAGACTTGGGGTCAAGACTAACTGAAGAGCTCTCAATGAGCGAAACGCCGTGAGGCGTCTTAGTCAACAATTTTACTTAGGAGGTAAACATGACAAAACTAGTACTAAAAGAAACTGATAACTGGACCAAAGAAAAAGCCCTCATGCTTGAGCTTCAAGCCAAGGACTATGATGACCGGTCTTCCGCAGACAAGGCTTTCATAAGCTACGTCAAGCTGAAGCAATCCTTCATGGATCAAGCAATGCTTATGTGTACTTGGATTATTGATAGGGAGGTAGATTCAGGAGACACATTTCATGCCAACCAGTTCTTTATGAGCAATGGCTATGAGGCATCTCCGCCGGACAGATATCTGTTCAGGTGTGATGTATTCAACTCACTGGTTGAAGCTATCAATGGTGATGACGAGTGCAACCCTTATTCAATAGTTGAGGGCTGGGACATGTGGCATCACGCTTAGGCTAACTGAAGAGACCTCAATGGTCGAAACTCCCAGCAATGGGAGTCTTAGTCAAACACAAACTTAGGAGGTAAGACTATGAACAGAACTGAATGTAAAAAAGATATTAAACTTCACCAGCAGAATGCTGAAAAGTTTAGTAAATATCAGGATCGCATGAAAGCTAAGATCGAAAAGCTTCAACAGCAATTAGATAAAGCTCAGAATGATGAGCGTTATGAAAATGGGCTGGTTGAATATCTTGAACTTGCAATGCAAAAAGAGACCAGCGCTAAGCGCAGGGTTACTGGATATCTTAAGCAATATCCAATGATCTATCTTGACGATGAGTCTGATCATGATGAGGGCATGAGAGGTACATACCTTTGGTTGTACTGTGGGCTCTATGGTGATCACAACGAGAAAGATGATCCGTACTATGACTTCCATTACATGGATGACTGGGCGGAGTGTCAGGAGCGCTGTGAGGCATATATCAAAGAGATCAACAAGATTGGTATTAATGGAATCAAGGTGTCAGCATGAACTCAGAGTACTTTGAATTTTATGAAGACGATGACGGTGTTGTAGACACAAAACTGTCTCTAACAAGCGAAGGCTTTGAGTCTCTTTCAGTGTCACTCGAGGAGATACTCAAAGAACACACCGGAGTTGAAATGCTCTGCCCTGAGTCTGACGAGCTTTGCGCTATAAGAGAGCAGTTCTTAGATTTACTAGAAACGATTGCTAATAACACAGGAGAAAATAATGAAGCGATACACTGAAGAACAA